GGATCGTAGTAAACATTAGCAGTAACTTTAATATAAGTATAATCAGGATCAACAATGGTTGGTTCAACAGTCATAACCGATATAGGTTTGATAACATCTTGAATCAATCTAGTCTTTTGTGTTTGTGTTAAATTGTAACCACCAGATGGTTTCATAGAAACAAAAATTTGTCCGTATACTGGTGGATTATTTTCTTGGCCACCCCAAACATTTACTGCATCAAAAGAATAACCTAAAGTATTTTGTTGAATGGCAGTAATGTAATCTTCTTTCGTGACTGCACGGCCTTGTGCTGAATAACTCTTAGGAGCTTGAAATTTAATTGATGTTATTGATTCTTTGGAATAACCTTGTGTTGCTGGCGCTACAGATTCCACCACAGTATTGGCGTAACCACCTACAGAATCCATTAAAACAAAGCTGTTTGCTTTCTCGGCCGATACACCTGAAGTTATAACATAAGACAGTCTTACTATATTACCATTTTTCAATTTCTTACCAAGAATTCCATTACCAAAATATATTTCATAATAACCATTCAATCCTTCTTGTAAAAAATAAACAAGAGAATTGCCATTTAATGTTAAATAATTTGATGCTTCAGTATAAATTTGATAAGAACTATTTGAAGATGATTCTTGTACTAAAACTTGCAAAGTGGAAGTATCAACATTGGTGTCTTTTAATTTAAATGTAAAAGTTGGATTATTTGTTTCATCTACTGAATAAGAATATGATGCTGGATTACCTTGTTTTATTAGAACATTTTGAAACAATGCTTGATTATTGGAAACAGGAACTGTTGTTGCATCTGTTGTTGTAAATGTATAGTGTATTCCATCAATTGCTTCAGACAAAAAATTAGTATATTTTGGTAGAGTCAATATGTTGTCTGTCACTTGATTGACTCTCAGATTGATTAAAGCTTGAGGTGCTATTGCTGATTTTGGTGTATAACCTAACAATTTTGCTTGTGAAACTACTGAATTTCTAACCAATGCAGTGTCCAAGAACATCTCATTGGCAACCATATTCAAGTAATATGCATTATATTGCGTGTTATAGGCCAAAACATCTAAAAGAACCGATAATGCAGAACCATCATAATTGTAATCTTTTAGAGTATCTTGGGATTGTAAATAGGTTTTCAGATTGTTCTTTATTGTAGAAAAATCCAAGTCTGTTATTTGTATATTTGAATTAGCACCAGCCATTTTATCTATTTCTCTCTAAAAGGAGTGTTACTGTTGTTGGTATTGTTGTGTTTTCCATGAAAAAACTTAAATAAAGACTATATGCATTTTTATCTGGTAGTGGTAAAACAATTATTTCATTTATAGTAGCTCTTGGTTCATAATTTTGTATAATTATTTTCACTTCTCTTTCCAAAGATGCTGCTGTCAATGGTGTCATCAGTTCAAACAATAAAGCATTAAGGTTTGACCCCAAATCAGGGTTCCATAATCTTTCATAATGATTCGTCAACAATAAATTTCTTATAGAACGTATAACCGCCTGTGCATCATAACTGAGCGCAACATCATTCGTCACCGGTTTTTTGGTAAACGCAAAGTCTATGTCTGAGTATATTTTTTGTAAGGTTGCCATTCTTTATTTATGTCTAAAAGTAAAACGCTTTTTTGGATTTTCGAAAGCGCAGGAGAAAATTCTCGGGCCGGAACGCAAAAATTCGAATTTTAGGTATTTGCATTTAACCTAGACAACAATTTAGGTGAACCTATCACTTCTTGTATTAACTGGGTTTCAGTTTGACCGGCACCATTAAATTGTGTGGCATTGTTGTAATCCGAAAAAACTGCAGCAGAATTTTGATAAAAAGCCGAATCACTTGTTCTACACCTATACATTGTGGTATACATTTGGTACATATTATTGTCCAATTTTTGTGCATCCGACAGACTTATAGATGAGTTATTTCCCGACAGACTATTAGTTAATATTGTCAATAATGGAGTGGTGTTTGCAATTAACGCATTTAATGTGTTTCCGGTGTATAGACTTGTAAAAGAACCCATCATAGGTGAATTATTCTGTATACCATCGGATTGGTAGGTGATGTATGCCATCATTTTACCATATCCTATTGCAATTTGATAATGTGGTGTAGTCATATCAGAATCCATGCCAACCACATTTGACAAACGATTGGTGATATAGGTGAAGTTATTACATTCTGAACTAATACCTATCTGTGTATTAGAATAAGAAATTAATATTGCATTGTTTTTGGTATTTGCCAACAAATTAGTAATGGTACTTGTAGTTCCAACTAATGGATTACCATTTGCCATCTTCATCATTGTATTAGCAGTAATATTTACATTAATTATTGTGTTGGCCACTGGATTCTGAAAATAACCACCAGTATTTGCTTCCGCAACATCTTTTGTTTGCCAAGCATTTAAAAACGAAGGCATCATTTTCATTTGTTTCAATACGCCATCGTCCATTGGTCTAACAGCTTGAGCTGCTATTGGATTTCCTGCGTCAAACCCTAATCTTCCATATATACTACTCATATTATTCCTATCATATTTTTATCAAGAAAAACCACCAGCACCAATTGCTGTTTCTTTAACTGTTTCTGGACCAGTCATACCTAATGGTGCGGGATGTATATGCAGTGCTCTCAACAATCTATTCACAATATCACTTCCAATAATCGAACCATTTGTTATAGAACTCATCATTGGTGCTGATACACTCACAAAAGATGTAATTGGTCCTAAACAAGTAATTTGTTCCGATGAAGCAATTGGAATACCAATAGAAAGTCCACCTGTTACAGTAACAAAACCTTCAGAACCTGCACTCACGCCAAGGCCAGCATCAACTCTAGTTTTGGATGTTATTAACTTTGCAATTATTGATCCTGAAACATCCAAGTTGCCTTTGATTTTGAGTCTTGGTGTCTCTACTTTCATGGTGTGTAATTTTGTGCTACCTGCAAGAACCCTGAAATCACTAAGTCCTGTGATTGTAGTAATGCCATTAATTGTTTGACTATAATTACCTTTTATGTGTTGAGTATAATTACCATCAATCATTTCGTGTTTATCGCCAGTAACATGCATATTTACATCACCATAAACAGTAATGTTCAATTTCTTTGCATTATTGCCATCATCAATACCAATACGGATATTGTGGTCACCTAATGTAATTGTATAACCATCTCTAACAATTTTGTGTACCTGGTCACCATTAGGATGCATTTCCAAGAAAGTTCCTAATCTATGTTGTAAACGAATACGCTCTCTTGTGGGTGTATCGTCCAACTCAAAGGAATGACCGCCCATAGTTTGTGTAATATTATTGTAAGGATATATTGGCGGATTATCTGTAGTTGCTGCCGACTCTGGTTCAGTCCATGCAATTACAAAATCTGGTTTATCCGTATAATTTGTATTATTGCCGGCTGATGATACTGAATTTTCAGTAATCTGCGTTACTATACTTGCTTGTGTTGTTGCTAAATCTGGTGTTGCTGTGTTTGCCATTATATTATTACCTCTTAAGGACTACTACTTCCTGATGCTTGATTATTCACCGAATTTGCTGTTACTGAATTGTAAGTTGTTTTTATAGTATCTAGGTGTTCTTGAAATACTTGACTAACACCAGATGATGTTGTATTGCCATCTGACAATGCAGCTGCAACTCCAGGAGGAATATCAGATGATGTTTGAGATGTTTTGGCGGCCGATAGAAGGTCGTTACCTGCTGCGGTAAATTGAGAAGCAATATTGTTCACTTGTGACTTTGATAAATTTGCTATTTGGTCTGGTATTGATTTAATTGTATTTGCTGCTGTATCTAGTGCTGCTTTAAAATTATTAATACACTGCTCTAACATAGCTTTAAATTTATCTGGTAATGAATTAATCCATGCAATCAATTGTTGTATTTGTTGTATAAAGAATACCCATGTTAAAACAATTTCAACTGTTTCAGCAATTTCCTTTATAAGTTCATTGATATCTAATAAAATACTTTCACCCAAAGACCAATAATAAGAAAATATACCACTAGGATCAACCGATATTACCGACAACACTGCATCAATAATTAGTCTTATAGCATCCATGGCCTTTTTGACCAAATCTCTGAGCATATTCGTTGCGTTCATTTTTGCATTTTTAATTGCATTTGTGATTGCAGTTATTGGATTTGTAAGACCAAGTAACAAATCAGAATCAAAATTAAAAATGAATTTGAAATCACAAGCATGAGCTAAATTGTTATTCAACAAATCTACAGCCGAACCTGGTAAAAATCCTCTGGCTAATTGTGGTGTTGTTTGAACGCCATTTTTATCCGATAATTGAGAAAATGGTGAGTTTGGTGGAAGACTTTCAACATATCTAAAATTAATTAATTTATACTCGCCCAAATTTACTGATGTTTCTTTTACTACTTGCATTTATTAACCTCCAGATGCTGTAGAAGTACCATAAGGATTTGTATCGGCTGCAAAAGCAGGAAGAACACCCATCATTATAGGAAACTGGCCAGATGAACCATCCATAAAGAATCCCATCACCCAATCTTGCAACTGCGGTGGTGAAAATGTATTTCGAGCATTCAATGGCAACAAAGGCAACGCCCATGGTAAATCTTCAACTGGTATTGTCATTTCTGGTGAATTGGTACC